CTGCTGCTTGACGGTCTATAATTAATTGTGAATTTGTACCCTTTGGCACTAATTCAGGTTTCTCTATTGAGATTTCCCATTTTGCCGCTTCTTTAGGAGACATCGCAGCATGTTGTGCTTTAATTTTTTCTAATTCTGCATTAAGATTATAAATATCAGCACCAGATGCATGCCATGCAGGTGTTCCTGCTAATGGATCTTTTGCAGCGGCTGCAGCAGCAGTTGGGTCTTTACTTGCTAGTGTTTTATTTAAGAGATCAATTGTTTTATGTTTTAATCCCAATCCTACATCTTGAATAAGTTTGGAAGCTGCTCCAATTGCGGCACCTGCTGTTTTAGTTTGATTTGGATAATAATTAGGTGCATTTAAATTACCATTTTCATCCGTATGATTTTGAACAAGGTCATCAATAAATTGTTTTTGGTCTTCTGGAGATTTATCTTCAAAATGATTTGGAAGATTAACTATTGTTCCATTAATAGCATATTGTCCCATGTTAGTCTCCTACCTTTTGTACAGTATGGCCAGCATTTGTTTTAATTGCATTTTGTGGATTATCTCCAAGCGACTCTTTACCGGGGGATAAACTTTTCCAATGGCCATAAGCATCTGTCGATTTAAAATTAGTCCATGTAGGTCTAATTCCCATTTTGGCTTCTTGTTCATAAAATTTTTGCCAAGCATTAGCTAAACCTAAATTTTTAGTAGCTTCATGTTTAATAAGATTAATAGCAAGTTGATTAGACGTCGTTGGATCATCCACACTTAAACCTTTAGCTTTTTGTTGTTGACCTAATTCCATGTTAGTCATACGACCAGGGAAGTTTAATTTAGCATAAGCGATACCTAATTGAGTAGCTAATGCATCAGCATTATTACGATAACCTAATTCTTTTTCATTTAATTCAGTATTAGTAATAGCATTTCTTAAATCCCAACCATGACCTGCTTCTGATCCAGGTTTTTTAACACCAGGTAAAGCTTCTAACCAAGGCACTACATCTTTTAAAATTGGATGGCTTGTAATAGGAGCAAAAATATTTGGATGTTTATCTAAATATTGTTCATATCTTTGTACATCATCAAGCGCATTTTTAGCTTGTGCAGCACGTGATTGTAGATCCTTAATATCAAGCATGTCTTCTTTTTCACGCTCATTACCACCTGTTGTTTCAATTGTGTTTTTAATATCTCTATTCTTTGCAATTTCTTCAGGCGCTGTAGGATAGCTTTCTATAGGTGCTGGTCTTGTTACAACTTTTGGAGTATTGGGAGTAACATTAACAACTGGAGCTGCAGGTATACGAACATTATTACTTGCATCAGCAACTAAAGTTGGAGGCACATCTGCAAATACTGAATTACCATCAGCATAATGTTGAACCCTTCCACCTTCTTTGTATTCAGTTCTTGCTTTTGGAACAAGAGATGGATCAGGAACAAATTTAGGAGCTGCAGGTTTATTATGTATTGGGGCATTTGATGAAACTATAGGCTTACCAGTGGGATCAAGCTGTTGTCCTGTTGAAGGATCCATAATAGTTACATTTGGCTGATTTAAATATTTTTGAGCATCTCTTAATGACATTTGTTTAGTAGTTGAGTTAACACCCTTACCAAATCCAAGAAGAATAGGTTTATTCCACTCAATATTATAAAAGTTTTTAGCGCGCTCTACGTTAACATCTTTAGCATATTCATTATAAATTTTATCCCATTCAGCTTTTGTTTGAGCACCAGCTAATGCATTTTGAATTTCAGTAGGTAAAGTATAAATATTAGAAATTCCACCTAAATTAGCAGATCCTTCAGCACCAGATGGGGCATTTGCACCAGTTAAAAATTTATCTTTCATTTTATTAAATGCAGCTTGGTTTGCTTGACCAGCTTTAAACTGTTCAATCTGCATTTGCATATCAAATGCGGATTTAGCATTATCTTGAGATTGTTTTTGGATATTAAGTATATCTTCAGGATTTCCTGTGCCATATGCAATCGCTGATTGTAAATGTTGATCCAATGGAGACATCATATTTCCAGAACTACCTTCTCTTTGATTCTTAAATGCTTGCATGTTTTCTAGTATGCGTGCAGATTGTTCAGGATCATAAAGGCCAGTACCATAATTAATACCACCTTTACCTTTTGCTCCCGTTCCAGTTCCAGATTTCATAACAGTAGAAGTACCTTGAGTGTCTCCTGAATCTGATGTATTATTTAATGGTGAATCAGTAGACATGCCAGGATCACGTTTTGGAAATGGCGAATTGCCACCTAAAACGCCAGGAATACTTAAAATAAGAGATAATGGATTCATAAATATTTATACTTTCAAAATTATATTGTCATACCTGGATCAGAACCACCAAAATATGGATCACTGCCACCACCACCACTATATGGATCATTGCCACTGCCATAAGAAGAATCTGCTCCGGTATAAATAGGTAAGTTACCATAAGAGTCAGAACCTGCTGTTCCATTACCACCACCACCAAGTAATCCACCTATAACATTAAGAATACCACCAGAACCAGATCCTATACCAAGATTTTTAAGAATATCTCCACCAGCTCCAAGAATACTACTAATACCCCCAATTTGAGCAGCTAAAGGTAACTGAGTTGTAACTTGTGTTGATTCAGGAGCTTTAATTGTATTTAAAATTTGAGCTAAATTCGCTGTTGACTGCATTGGATTAGCTTGTTGTAATTGACCTAATGCCGTTTCAGTTGCAGTTCCTTGTGAACCCACATTTCCTAAAGCAGTATTAGCTCCAATAGCTGTTTTTTGAGCATCAAGAGCTGCTTGATATTGTCCCGGCAACATTTGAGCTTGAGCATTAGCAATAGCTGTATCTGCAGCAGTAGCATTTCTTAAACTACCAAATTGACCACCAGAGATTGATTGTGCATTTGGTTGAGCTGTATATTGAGGAATAAGTTGTTGTAGTTGTTGATTTTGTGCTGCAAATAACCCACCTAATGGTGTTGCCGTATTTGGAGTAACTTGTCCAGATGCCGATGTTAACCAAGGATTGGCGTTAGATGAAGCTATTGAAGATAAATTAGATTGAGCTTGAGCAAAAGGATTAGTAGGGCCAGATAAATTATTAATGGCTTGACCTGCCACAGTATTTTGTAATGTTGGCATTGCTGCCGCACCAGCAGTTGCTTGATTAACAACATTTTGTTGTGCCTGGTCATACCACGCAGGCATTGCCGTAGTTGAGGTTTTACTTGTGGTTAATAGACTATCTAATCCAGACATTATTTTTTCACCTTATGATTTGCTTCTGATAAATAAGATAAAACACCTTTACTATCTGGTGGTAACTTATTAGGAGCATGTTGTTGTTTATGTTGTCTTATTGTATGTAAAAATTTATCTAAGACTTTAGATCCACTATCATTACTTCCATTACCTAATGATGAAACGACATCAGCAGGAATAACAAATTCACCATTAGCAAGCATGGCTGGTACACTATCAGAAGTACCGTCTCCATCACCTTGTACATATGTATTTTTCATACCACCTTCACTATAAAATTCAGGAGTATGTTCTGCTTCTCCACCTTCTGCATATAGTTCTGGTTTAACTGCAGGTACTAAATTTTCAAAACCTGTGGGTTTATTAATTAATGAAATCGGAGCAAAAGTTCTACCATGAAACGCATTATGAGATAGCGATGGATTAGGATTATCTCTTAACCAATTTTTATTTGATAAGCCCATATCAGTAGTGCCACCAGTAGCAAAATTAACTGGAGATCCAAATGTTTCGGCTTTAACACCACCGCTTGTTAAATTAATTGGAGCACTGCTTCCTGGCGTTACTTGAGGAACAACAACAGAAGAATCAGTTAATCCTTTAGCTGAAGAGTACGGATCTGATCCTTTAGATGTGCCTGTGCCTGTACCTGTACCTGTGCCTTTACCACCACCTGATGTAGAACCTGGGAATAATCCTGGAATATTAGGAATGTGTGGTAATCTTATACCACCGAAAGGATCAGATCCACCAGGTATTTTTGATACATCTGTTCCAGGAGGAACACCTGGATCCCATCCGCCATATGAATCTGTGCCTGAAATATAATCTGAGCCAGGGTCAATGCCACCAAAAGCATCGCCGCCAACACCCGGATCAATACCACCAAATGAGTCGCCACCTGGAAGAAAATCTGAGCCTGAGTCAAAACCAAGAACATCCCCAATACCGATATCAATTCCTAAGACGTCAGTTACCCCTGGAACAAAGTCACTGCCCGGTATAAAATCACTTCCTGGTACAAAATCACCCATTACTTACTCCAATACGATCGAATATATTTTTTCAAAATAACCAGCACCAAGTCTTTCCAGTAATTTACCATAATCATTAGATGGTTTTACTGACATTAAGATCCGTTGTGGTTTCCGTTCTTTAATCTTATCTATAGACCACTTAATAAATGTAAAAGCATTCAATCCTTTTCTATATTCAGGAAGAATGTATATTAACGTGGATGTTGCGGTAACGCTTTGTTTATAGTGTATATGTCTACCTAAAATCCACATACTGTAACCTACAAGATTACCATCATCTCTGATAGTATGAACCTCAGCTCTATTTAAAGCTTCTAGTTTAAAATATTGCTTATAATTAGGATTTAATGGGATCTTATCTAAATGCTCTGAGGATTCTTCGGCATGTTTTTTAAATAAGTTTTGTACGTCTTTATCAGATGCAAAGACGGCTCCCGGTTCTTTTTGGTAGGTTATCATCTAGGTATACTAATGCAAATTTAGCTTAGTTTACGCCCACTATTTATTAGGTTTTCCGTTAATTATAAGGACAAACTCATTAGCCCAGTCTTCCCATTTACTGAATAGAGTAGGATCAGGAACTAAGTAACTTGAAAAGGATGGTAATTGTGCTATATTTTTAGCCGTAATTTGCCAATCTGCTTCTTCGCTATAAGGAATAGGTTCTTGACCATAATACATGACTAAATTGCCATTAAAATTTTCCCATGTTGTGTATTGAGGTAAGAATGGAAAAACATTCTGAAAATTATTAGCCATTACGGACGTTCATCTCCAAATTCAGCAGTAATAAGATTTCTGCCCATTTCGTAATTACCATCAATAGTATCAGATTCAAATTTAAGTCTAATTTCACGATGCTCAATACGTAAATCAATTTTTTCTGTATTTTCATCAAATGCAAATGGGCCAGAATCTTCTATGGGGCCGCGAGCAAATTTACGACCTAATATGTTTAAATTCATAGAACCACTTTGTACAAAATCAGGTTCTAGTCGTCTTAAATGCATACGACGGTTAATACCAATTGCCGTATCTTCAGAAGGCGTACCACCTACCCAACTAATATCACAAGTTGTAAAACTTGAATAAATAGAAGATTCAGCATTAAGTGTTATTTTGTTTAATCCTGATTCATGTTGCCAAATTGCGTAGCCACCTTTTATAATATAAACACTAGTACCTACACTTGGGGACGATCCAAATGTTGTTGCTACGGTAACTAAAGTTGCTCCTGGAATACCAATGGTTGTATTATTAATAAATTGACTTGTTGTAATTAAATATTTTGGGGCTGATATGGATTGATTTGAAAACGTTAAATATTGACCAGGACTAAATACTCCAGATTGATCACCTGATAAATAGAATTGAAATGCTGTTGCAGCAGATTGTCCTGTTGGCGTTGATCTAATAGTGTATGCTACGCTATAGGAAACATTATAATTCCAATCACCCCAAACAGGTGAGGGGAATACTTCTGTAGTAAATCCACTTGATCTTTGAGCACCTTCTGCTTGACCTGCATCATACCAAATTTTATCTTTAGTATTATAAATAATAGCATCTGTACATTCTGTTGCTGATCCCCTTGGGTAAAAGAACCAAATTTCATTATATTTAGGAACTTTTGTAGCCCATACTTTTTGACGTTGAGTATAATTAATATTATCAAATAGCCAGTTTACATTTTTATCATTAGGTAATACATTGACTTGACCATTATATACATAGAATCTATCAACACCCATCCAAAAATATAATCCGTCCATTTCAACAACAGCGCTGGAAGACATAATAGATATTTGGCTAGAGACAATATCATACTGCCAATAAGTAGGAGGATTGTTAACAAATGAAACACGAATTAAGCTATCAGTTGCCCAAAATAATCCTGATGGTGAACTTGTACCACCGCGAACTGGCATGCCCTTAATAATTTTACCTGTAGCTACGTTAACCTGATTAGCAAATGTGCCATTCCAATCTGTAAGTGTTTGATTAGTATAGACTGCATTAACATTATTATTGGCAATATATCCATTTGATCCATATACAAATATGAATGGGTGAAGTACGCAAACTCCACCATCCACTGAAATAGGTCTATATGTAGGGGATGTTCCGCTTGTATCGGCTAATCCCGTCATAACCCATTGATTATTAGCATTAGGAATAGTGGAACCTATATAAACTTGAGAAGCGACACCGTTATCTATATTGTTTAAATTTAATCCAGGATGGGATATTAAATTTAAAGTACCGCCTAAAGGGGAATATTGATAATCAAATTGCCATAATAATCTTGAATCCGTTTGAAAATAAGTGTTTGCTAAATATACAGTTGATAAAGTTCCAGAAATTGCAGACCCAAAATTAACAGTTGTAATACCTACAGCAAAAGATGACGAAGATACTGTGTAAATAGTTGAATTTGCAGTTTGATTTGTTGTTGCGGTGCCTGTACCGGTACCTACACCTGTTGCAATAAAAGATACGCCCACTGTATTAGAAGAGGCGCCTATTAAAGTAAAATTTGTTGTACCTACAGATGCAATGGTATAAGAAGTACCAACAACAAATGCACCAGAAGTAATAAGTTTAGAAAAAACAACTTTTGTACCTGCTGGAAAAGTGGAAGTATAATCCGTGGAACTAGAAATAGTAAAAGATGTTGTAGTATTTGTTGCTATTGTGAATGGAGCATACCCTGTAGCCATAATGGCTGAGTATGGGCCACTACCAATACCAAAAGATTGTCCTGTTGTAAAAACATCTAAACCATTTTGATTACCTGCAAAAACATAATTAACGCCATTATAGGCATTCATAATCATACCACGTGGAATACCATTAAATGTATTTGATAGTGTATTGTATCCGCCTATTTTTTTAGGTATGCCACGTTGAAAGCGACACCAAACACCATCACTAAATTCACGGGATTCAAATGTAGTACCATCTCTTTTTATACCGGGTTGGACACCTAATGTATAAATTTGATTATACTGGGACTGTCCTTGCTGCTGCTGTTGTTGATCTGCAGCCATTTAGAAAGTTCCGCCTGGTATAAGCCCCGCATTTAATGTTGCTGGTGTTGATATTTGAGGACTTGATGTATTAGTATTATCTATATTTAACATTAATACACTATTAGCTGTTAAGCCTAATTTACTAGTACCTTGTAAATACATACCAGTATGAATATCATTTGTAAAAGAAAAGGATGGGTTAGTTTGTGATCCATTTGCTGCAAAAAATATAGAAGTTGATGTTTGAGTAATTGGATATATAACACCTGCATCTACAACAATGGTGGCTACACTATTTGCACTTAATACAAAAGTTGATGAAGTTCCTGAGATAGAAAAAATAATATTATAAGCACTTGAAGTTGTACTATTTACAAGTACATAAAGTTGAGTAATATTAGGTAAAGTAACTGTTAAATTAGTTGTACGCGTGCCCGATAACGCAACATAAGTTTGAATAATTGGAGCATAAGATACTAAACTATAGGTAGACCCAATAATACTATCTACATCATATGTTGCTGCAGAAAAAGTTACATTGGCTGGAACATTCCATCCTACTGTAAAAAATTTACTTGTAGAAGAATCATATAAAATAGTACCGGAATCACCAGGATTTGTAATAATACTGGTTAGTCCATTAATGGTGGCTGGACTTGTTGGTGTAATTGTTAGTGACCCTGTGCCTGCATTTCTAAAACTAATATACCATCCAGATGAAAGTGTTGTTACGTTAGGTAGAGAAAAATTACCAGAACCGGAAGTCCATACAAATGTAGCTGCTCGACTTGAATTAGAAATACTAGGAGATGTTGATACTTGAACAATATTACCTGTTGTTGCAAGTTGACCTGCAATTGTTGTAGTTAATCCATATCCAGCAAGGCTTGCTGCATCTGCAGAAGACGTTCCAGCACCAAATGTAATATTTTGCCAAACACCCGCAACCGTTGTATTATCTGTCAAGTAAAAATATAAACAAACACCAGGCGCAATAGAAACAACAGAACCGCCCGTATTATTTTTTACAGTAAATGTATTGGATCCTTTATTGCGAATTAAAACATCAGCACCTAGGGTTCCTTGATTAGCTGCAGGTAGTGTAATAGATAATGATGTTGCAGATGCAACACAATCCATAACACGAGCCAAAGGAACTTGTGTGGCATTAACAACAGTAGGCCAATAGAGTGTTTGGTTAGATGCAAAAGTTAATGCATAAAAAGAAACATCTGTTGGTTGTACAATGGTTCCTGTAAAAGGAGAAACAAAGGTTGTCATAGATTAAGGTTCCTGAATAGTAGTATTGCGATCCACACGACGCGCATTGTCTTCTTTTTTAAGCGCAGCTAATGAATCATCATAGTATTGCTTCCAAATTGGAAGTTTGTCTAAAGCTTTTAAATAACCTTGTGCTTGGAGTAATGTACCAAATAACATGGCTTGGGGACACTCACGTGTAAATAAATTTTGTTGATTAGTTGAATCTAAAGGTTGAATTAAACTAAAGTACGTTATTTCTATTGGATAGGATGTATCGGGTGTTGGTGCAATTGCCCAATTATTATAATCGTAATCTGCATAATACAAAGGTTGACCTGCATCAGATTCAGATTGATATTGAGATATATAATCTTGAGATCTAATTAAAATAGGAGCGCCATTTGTTTTCATTGAAATGGTTTTACGCCATCTTGCTGGTTTTTGTAAAATAACTTGACTAGCAGAAAGCGTTGTTTCAACAACAGTAAGCTGTAAGAATGTTTTAAGTTCTGATGCAATAGCAGCTTCGGCTAATCCAATCAATGATGGAATTTGAGCTATAAATCCGGCATCATCGCGCTCCATATAAGAGATGATATCTGCAATTAAATTATCATAAGTTTGTTGGTATGCGTTAGTCATTATCTAGTATAGTAACTTATGTTAGGTTGATAGTAAATAGGTGATTTATCACGTTCTTCATTTGCTGCATCAGATTCAAGTTGAACTGCAATTTTTTCTAAATATGCAACTCGACCCATATCTATATTAGGTAATTGTAATGCAAGTTTATGGGATAAAGATGATTGAATAGAACTAATCCAACGATCTGGTACATAAAGTTGATTTGTCAATGTACCAACATCTTGCATTTGTTTTTCAATAATAAGTTGAAACATTTGAAAATTATTATTTGGTACTGGCCATAAATACATTGATGGGTCAATCGTACGATCAAACCAATATTGTAATGATCTGCCACTTGGAAATTGTTTATTAGGTAGATTCCAGTAATCATCACGATTTAAACGAGCAAGAGGAATAACTTGTTGAGATTGAGCAAATTGAATAGCTCGTAAAGAAAATGTTGTTGCAACAGTTTCACGTAATCGATAGTAATAGTATGCTTGTGTGATATTGATTGGGTAATATGCCCACTCTTTATCGGCTAAAGTTATACTATCAAATTGATCTATCGCAGACCAAGTTGTACCATCATTACTAGCTTCAAGTACTAAATTATAGGTAGCAGATCCACTTGGGGCATAAGCGTTAAAGCCTACATAAAAAATACGTGTTTGTTGTTGGTACTGAGCACCAAACCAATTTTTACTTATTGTAGATGTTGCATGCGTTTCAAGTGCTAAAGATTGATCAAATAGATTTGGAGAATATAAATTATCGACGGGAAGTGCTTCAGCAATAGTGGGATTAATAAGATAAACCCAGTTTGCTTCTTTGACATCAATGGTACCCGCAGGCATGGACATCCATTGGGTATAGGCTCTAGGACCAATCAAATAATCTTCAAGTAACCAAAGATTAACGCCTCGATTAGATAGATTTTGTAAGATGTAAAAAAGAGCCTGTTTACCTGCATTGATATATTCAGGCGTCATTTCTTCTGCAGCTTTACCTGCATCACGATAGGCGTAAGAGATTAATTGATCTACATTAATCTTTGTTTGATTAATAGTACCTGAATAAGCCAAAATTTATCTCCCGCGACCGGCAGCTTTGCGCATTGGCTTTTGACTAAAGGATTTACCTTTATCGGCTCTTGCGAACTCCTTACCTACTTTTTGTGAAATCCCTACTTTTTTTGCAAAAGTTGGAGAATGGGCTACACCCTCCATAAGATTATGCTGTGATTTAGATTTGCTAGGCATTATTGATCCGTAGTTCTTTGATTAGCAGTTTGAAATTGTGGTGAATTTAAAAGTGCATCAACGCTTTGTGGATTTTGACCACTTCTTGAATATGGATTATTCATAACAGCATTTGTTGGATTTACATAAGCTGGAGGTTGATTAGCATTGAATGTAGTATTCATTGCATTTGGATTAGCGGCTTGTTGAGCTTGTTGTCCACCTTGCATACCAGATTTTTGATGTGCTGCTAACTGTGCTGCTAACATAGCTTGAAGAACTCGTTGTTTCATCATTTGTTGTTGATTATTATTCAAACGACCTGGGCCATTAGCTCCACCACTAGTACCTTGATTAGGGGATCCCATAATTCCAGCATTACTTGTAGGCATTACACCAGTTAGTGCACCATCAGCCATGTGTTTAATGTGTCCACCTTTTTTATAACCATCGATATCATCAATAGCATTGATACCTTTACGGTTTGGTTTGACTGCTGCTTTGTTAGGAGCATCAGCTTTTTTGTCGCTTGTTGGTTTTACTTTTTTAATAGCATCTTTGTCGCCAGCTGGTTTTGATTTTTCTTTTTCTACATCAGAACCGTTAAAGTTTGGTTTAACTTCAGCTTTTGATGGAGCATTAGCTTTCTTAGCGCCAGTTGCTTTTACTTTTTTAATTGTGTCTAAATCGCCTGAAGATTTCTTCATTTCGATTGCGCCGCCAGCTTTATATTTTTTAACTGTGCCAGCTTCTTTTTTAACACGATTACCTTTTTTGAGTTTGATCTCTGTTGGCTCTTTATCGTGTTCTGCTTTGTCGTGTTGTTTGAATGCTTTTTTGATGAGGGCTTTATCTTGGCCTAAATCAGCTTTACCACCTTCGCTGTATTTACCACCTTTTTTCATGGCACCGCCGCCACATTTTTTAGCAGCTTCACTTACGCTGCCGCCGCACTTCATTTTTGGGAGTTTTTTAAATCCGTCCATTATGTATCCTCGAGGTTAAATTTGATTGAAATGGGATGATCAGTCCTTATGTGTACTAATGCATAAATATCAGGCTTTTCGCCCTGTTAGGAATAATTCTCTTTCGACCTTACGTCTTTGCTCTAAAACCGCAGGTTTATTCCATAAAAGCATAGCATTTGCGGCTCCTACATAGTCATTTCGATTAAGTTTTTTAACGACTAAAGATGATCTAAATCGATCTGCACCTATATTAAAGCAAAAACTATAAAGGGCGTCATATTGGAATTCTGTCAGTTGAGCTGTCACTGATTCAGCAATCATGGTTTTACAGACTTCTAAGTCCTCTTCAAATAAAGAGAACACTTCTTTGTCTGTCAAGGTCGCTGTTTTAAGATACCGTTCAGAAGGCTTAATAAGGTGCCCTATACCAATAGTTAAATACCCCTTGGCATCATGATATGCTGTATTTTTAAACCCCTCCAAACGTTGTATAAATACAATATGATGAGGTTTAAAATTATTAAAAGTAAAAGATTGTTCAGTATTACAAACTGAACTAAATATTAAAAGTGCGAACGAAATGTACAGTACTAATTTTTTCATAGTAAGTCCTTTCCTTGCGTCATGATACCGCAATTTAAGTAGTAAATCTATAATTAATTTAGGGTTGGAAAACGCCTAGGATTGAAGAATCCGAGGGTTAAATGAATGTTTCATGAGGTACCTCCTATGAGAATAGCCGTGTGCCATTACGGTCTATGATGAGTTTTTGGAGTCGTGGCGCTTGCCCTTGGGGAGCAAAGCCGATATGACACCATCGATCAAATTCCAGTATGACTTGATCGTATTTAAGATCGCTTCCAATAATCGCAAGTACGATATTGTGAGGCGAACCAAAAGCCGGACAAATAATATCCGCTGCCAAGCCTTTTGTGTGCGCGCTGGTAGGTTTACTACCCAGCAACTCATTAACAGCGAGGCTACGGTAAGCACTGTTAACGTGTATAGGATTATGTAAAATAGTTCTAACATCTTCTAACCTCTCTGCAAGGGTTTGTAAATTACTTAATATTACACTATCCGTTGGCTTATTGTCAATGTTTTGACGGTCTGCTATTTCTGAGGCAAATAGCTCTTCCAACGTGAAGTGCGGGGTTAATCGGGTCATTCTTCTGATTGTTTATTAGACATTGGAGTTGAATGAAATAACATTTGGTCCTTGGCTTGACTACCTGCTGAAGATCCAAAATAAAAACCAATGACGCCTGTCCAGGCGGTACCTAATGATCCTAACATAATCATTAAAGCATTATTAGTTGGATCAACTTTATTAAAAAATAATAAAATAAGAATACCAAAAAATCCAACGGTAGTAATAGAAGCTAGGATAGCTGGAATTTTTGATTGGGTGGCAATCTGCATATTTCTTGCAGATTCTTGATTCTTTTCTTCTATTTCAGCAAAGTTTAAACCAAGAGATTGCGCTTGTTTTTGAAGTTCTATTTCGGCAATCTTAACCTGTGCTAATTGATCCGCATTTAATTTGCCAGTAGTAATGATATCATTAACTGTATCTGGAGCTATATCTAATGCTTTAGATAACGCAGTTACAGCCAATCCAGCTAATGGCCCACCAAGGGCGGATGCTATAGTCGGAGCAATTTGTAACAGCCAATTCATTATGGCTTATCTACTTTTTGATCTAATTTATCTTCGATGCGATGAAGTAAATTAATGATCTCATCCCAACGATCGTGAAATTCGTCACGTCTCATGTATACCGCTGGAATAGAAGCTTTAAAATCAGATAAATCATCTTTTAATTCTTGAACCGCGTTCCATAACTCTTTACAAAACCAACCGATGCAAACGCATATAAGCGGCAAAATAGTATTAATAAGTGATTGCATCTCCATGACTTTCTTCTTATTTAGTAAGTAATGTATCTAATTTTTGTAATAAAACTATAGTTTCTTCAACTAATGCTTTAACTGCTTTTAATAGGATTTTAATTATCCATAATGCTGCAGATTTTAAAAAATCAACTAATTGTACTAATTTTTCTTTCATGTGTTGCTCCTTGGTTATTGTATTACTTTTAAATCATTAATAAACTTAATACTTGGTAATTCAATTTTATAGTAATTATTGCTTTTTATATCAATGACTAATACAAAACAAGATTGAGATTTAGCATTTTTTTTAAAATTAACTGAGCATCCCACAATGATTTTATCATCAAGAATACTAAGTCCTCTTAAAAATGTACTATCACTATCAACAATTTTATGAGCACTAAATTGCTGTGTCTCTAAATTAATCTCTAGTATTTCACCAGTACCTGTAGATAGTGTATACATAAGATTATTATAAAATTGTATACCATGGCAACATTTACCGGCTTTTGCTACTAACTTCGCGTCTAATGTTTTTTTATCAATATATCCAAAATCAGATTCTACGATATTTTTATTGTGTCGACAAAAATATATTTTATCTCCACCATCAAACAATGAGTTAAGATGTCTTGAATCAAGTTGATCTGCCGTTTCTGGCACATTGTGAATATCAACACGATTCAAAAGATTCACATTAACAAATCTATTTAATTTATTTTTTACATCATGAATACCAATGGTATCTATGGCAGTATGGCATATATAAAAAGTATCTTGATCTTTGATAATTTGATGGGTATTAATCATCATGGGGACATTGATATTTTTTATATAAGCATATGTTGTTTTATCAAATTGTGCAAGTTTACTATTTGATGCCACATAAATATATTGGTCATCAATATCTATACCGAAAGGCCTGTAAGTAGGTCGTCCCTTATCTTTAAGACTCGGGGCATCAAGTTCTTTTGTTTTACTTTGACGATGTATTTCTTTATTAGTTTCTAAATCAATAACAAGAAAATCGCATTCTTCTGTGGTAACTAAGAGTTTCATAGGTCTAACTCCAATATGAAATTAATAACCACTCTTCGTTTATAATTTTTAGGTACTGCAGATCTATGTGTTGTTTTTGAATTAAACCAAACACAGTTACCTTTTTTAGGTGACGAGGTTAGTACGACTGTCTTTCCATCATCATTAAATACTGTAGTATCACCATCTGAATCTGTGACGTAATATACAAAACTTACAAAATTAGCCGGATTAAATATATCCATATCCGTATGGATTAGGTTTTCAAGTGATGCTTCTGTGTGTGCTATATTAGGTAATAGATTTCCTTTAATGCGTACTACTCGTTTTATTTTTAATCCTGTTTTTTCAACAAAGTAGCCAACCATTGCATTGACTAAATTAAAATGTGGTGACCATACTTTACGTTGTAAATAAAAAACATGGGTCATTTGGAAGATGTCTTTATCGGGGGTTGCTGGTACGATATTTTCTGAATTCCATTGCCATGGAAATGATTTAGACATCATGAGCTTATGTACAGCATCCTCCAGCTCCTGAGGGAGTAGTTTTTCAATAATCATACGATTATTTTCCTTATTTGTTATAGGTTTTAATGTAGCATTGTTCCCAATCTTTACTAATGCACAATTGAGCTTCTTCTAGTCCTATTTTACCTAAACAAACTTGTCTGTGCAATTCATTTTCTAACTTATCTTTTTTATGGGCATTATTTTCACCACAATAGCTTTGTGGCCATAAGTTATCCCCATTATTGCTTCCACCTAATTCTAAACTAATAAGGTGATCTATTTCGTAACCTTCAGCACAACTAGATTTGTCATTACTTTTCATGCCGTAGTTACTAAATACATCTTTTTTTAATGACTCTGGTACATTACGTACTAATGATGTAGAAGTAGTACAAAGCTCTTTTACTGACACAATTCTAGTTTGGCCTGGTGTTATTTTTGAATTAGGTAATTCAGCAGGCACGCCATTAGATAGATGAAGTAATCCTATAAGCAGTAAACCCGCCTTAGTAGAATTAAGCATTATACTGCCGGTGGTAGTTCTACAGGGTTAGGGTTTTCCCATGTCCATGTAGTTTTATTTAATACCCAGTCAGCGCCTGGTTGTGGGGCATAGAATACATCGTTTTCACGATCATAAGTATAACCGATACCTGCATAGTTGCCTCTTAATGCAACACCGCCATCTGGGTTACCATCTTGACCGTAGTGTACGCCACCACGTGTGTTGTATGATGTTTGAATCCATTCACCTGGTGTAGAATCTACGTAGGTATCAAAGAATTCCTTCTCGGCTACTATAACTTGCGTTACCTTACCGTCTGTTACTTTTGCAAAATGTGACATTTGTTTCTCCTTGTTAAAAATTGTTAAGCTGTATATGTTCCAGACCCAGCAGTAGTCCATTTAATTATAGTATTACTTCCTGATGTTGTCACTGTTGGTGAACCTGTTGTAGTACCAGAATAAGCAGTTGTGGGTATAGATAAAATAACTACACCTGAGCCACCTGACCCTGAAGAATTAGCATTTTCTCCAGCTCCACCGCCGCCACCTCCAAGATTTGTTGTACCAGGAGTTGCTGCTGTGGATAAATATGAACCATTACCGCCTCCGCCAGCACCACCAGGTGCTACTGCACTTCCAGAATTATGCGTTGAACCACCACCACCGCCAGCATATGTAGCAGGTGTTCCAGTAATAGATGAAGCAGAGCCTGCACCGCCTGTACCGCCTTCTTTACCATTTACACCAGAAGCATTAGCCCCTACTGCACTAGCACCACCACCACCACCACCAGCATAACCAGAACTGCCACCTGCGTAACCTTGTCCTGGAGTACCCGCTGCGCCACTTCCTGAACCTGATTGTTGACCTGCACCACCACCTGAACCACCAGTTTTTGCAGCTACAGCATTATAAGCACCGCCACCACCTCCACCAACAGCAGTAGTAGCTCCAGTAAATGTTGAATTTGTGCCCGACGTACCCCCAGTATTATTTGATGTTGTACCGGCACCGCCCCCACCAACTACCGCAGTATAAACTGTGCCTGATCCTTGAGTTAGAGAAAAAGTACCTGTTATATATCCACCAGCTCCACCGCCACCAGAGTTACCGCTATTATCATGTCCTCCTCCACCGCCACCCGCAACGACTAAATAAGAAGCCGTAACAGGAGCAAAATAAGAAGCGTTAATAGAAACCCAAGATGAGCCGTTATAAAATTCAAACGCTAGGAGTGTTGTGTTATAGCCTGAGTAGCCTGCAGCGGGTGTCACTGGGCGATTTGCAGTTGTCCATGAAGCTGTCACAGTCCAGCCAGTACCGTTATATGTTTCGTAGGCATTGAGGGTTGTGTTATAACCTGTTTGACCTGTAGCAGGTGACGCTGGACGACCAGCCGTTGACCAAGTTACGTTGTTAATCCCTGTTGTTCCGTTGAGTACTAATGCCATATGATTCTCCTAAATTCTTTTAAGCTGTGTAAGTTCCACTACCTGCGGTAGTCCATTTAATAATTGTATTTGATCCACTTGTCGTAACCGTTGGGCTTCCTGTAACTGTTCCTGTGTAAATTCCTGTAGGGATTGATAATATCACCACACCTGAACCGCCAGCAGCGCCATTAATTTGTGGACTAGCATCTCCGCCACCACCACCACCACCTGTATTAGCAGTTCCAGCTGTTTGAGTTCTAGGGTATGGAGTATTATTTCCACCATCACCGCCGCCACCTAAACCACCTGTTCCATTAGGACTTTGACCACCACTACCTCCACTACCTCCACCAGCATAATAAGCAGGCGTTCCTGTAACAGAAGATGCAGAGCCAATACCACCAGCACCATTAGATGGGTTTCCAGAATTACCTGCATTTCCTACCGCAGCAGCTCCTCCGCCTCCTCCACCTACAGCAAAAGGACCAGCGCCACCAGCTCCTCCAGCAAAACCTTGTCCAGGAGTGCCACTTCCACCGGCTCTTGAGTTAGCTTGATTTCCTCCACCACCTGATCCACCTGATGCTCCAGCAGTACCAGTAGAAGTATTTCCCCCTCCAGCGCCCCCACCTGTAGTAGATGAAGATATTGTGCCACCTATAAATGAAGATGTAGATCCGTTACTTCCATTACCACCAGGAGTTCCTGAGGTACCACCAGATCCACCACCACCAACAACAGAAGTATATATAGTGCCAGAACCATAAGTTATAGTAAATGTACCAGTCAGTAAACCACCAGCACCTCCACCACCACCATATTGATATCCACCACCACCTCCACCTGCAGCCACTAAATAAGTAGCCGTACCAGTCAAAATAGAAGTATTAAACCCAACCCATGTTGTGCCGTTGTAAAACTCAAATGCTAATAAGTTTGTATTGTATCCTTGGTAGCCAGCTACTGGAGAACTTGGTCTATTCGCTGTTGACCATGTAGGTATGGTTTCCCATGCAGATCCTGTGTATTGTTCTAGTGCATTTAACGATGTATTAAAGCCTACTTGTCCTGCACTAGGTGTAGCAGGGCGACCTGCGGTAGTCCATGAGGCTTGGGTAATACCGTTAACTGGATCTAAAACAATAGCCATTAAGCAGTTTTCCTAACTCTTGATTTCTTGTTTAGTTTTGCTTGTTCCATAAATTCTATAAATTCTTTGATGGTTTGGTGACGAATATATTCATCTCGTATTTCTTGTGATGACGGTGCTGGTTCGGTGTTAGTCTCGTCCCACGATACGATTTCAAAAGTACCTCCAGAGGCTGATAAGCCGTAAAGTGCACCTGGTCTTAATGACTTCATCACAATGTCAATACCAAATTGAAAACCTTGTTCGTTACTAAATTCTTTAATAAGTTCTTCTATAGTCATCTTAGCCATATTATATCCTATGCTGTGTAAGTGCCGCTACCTGCGGTAGTCCATTTAATTATAGTATTACTTCCTGATGTAGTTATTGTAGGGCTGCCTGTGGTTGTACCTGAGTAATTAGCTGTGGGAACGCTTAATATAACTACGCCTGAACCACCAGCTGCACCTGTTAAAAATGCTCCACTATTTCCGTTAGCTCCCCCTCCACCTCCACCAGTATTCGCAACACCAGTTGTTGGCGCAGTTGTTCTATCAGCTCCGTTACCTCCGCTTACTGCTGGAGTGCCTGGTCCACCTATACCGCCATTTCCTGTGCCATTACCACCTCCACCACCACCACCAGCGTATGTTACTGAGGAACCTGATATAGATGATGCAGAACCTGCACCTCCGTTACCACCTACTGAAGCTCCACCATTAGCACCTACAGCAGAAGCACCGCCTCCGCCACCTCCAGCTACGTTACCAGATGAAGCTCCACCATTATTTCCTTGACCAGGAGTACCAAATCCAAAAGTTGTTCCACCATTATTTCCTGTTCCCCCACCAGAACCGCCATTTCCACCAGTTGCAGCATCTTTTCCACCATAACCACCGCCTGTTGATGTTATAGTAGTAAATCCTGTGCCTGATATTACAGAATTAGAACCTTGTGTGCCATTAACACTATTAGCACCACCATTTCCCCCTGCACCAATGGTAACTGTGTAAACTGTACCTACAACTAAAGAAGTTGTACCCGTTAAATATCCACCGGCACCTCCACCCCCTGCATAGTAAGCTCCACCACCACCTCCGCCACCAGCTACCACTAAATAACTAGCAGTATAAGGAGGGCTAAAAGAAGTTGCATAAACATTGCTTGTAGCTAACCAGCCTTGAGTTGAATCTATATAAGTAAGTGTTAAACCTTGTCTATTTGTTTTTATAACCGCATTACCTGCTACGCCATTTATATTTGATCCATTGTTTCCTACAGTAATATTATTAGTTGCACTTGTTCCTGCATAGTCAATAATGACTACAAACTGACCACGTGTTGGTGTTGCGGGTAGAGTTACTGTGAAAGCTGCGCTTGTTGTGTTGCAAAAATATCCTGCGTTAGCGACTGCAGTGAACCCTGTCGTTTGTACTGTTGTGTTCCATGATACTGTGTTGGGTACGGTTGTTGACGCTGTTGTAATTACAGTGCCTGTTTCTGCTGGCCATGTGAGTGTGTTAGTCCCAGCAACGCTAGGTCCTTGCACTGTTATAACACCCGAAGTATCTCCTGCTATACCAAATTTAGCCATTATGCTGTGTAAGTTCCTGAACCAGCAGTGGTCCACTTAATAATTGTGTTAGAACCTGATGTTGTAATTGTAGGTGAACCTGTTGTCGTACCAGAGTAATTAGCTGTGGGAACAGATAGTATAACTACCCCTGAACCACCGGCACCTCCAGGAGAAGTTGGGTTATTTGCTCCACCTCCACCTCCACCACCTGAATTAGCTCCACCAGCACCTCCTGCAGATGATGTACCATTACTACCCCCATTAGATCCTCCAGTACCTTGTGTTCCTCCAGGGGCAGCAGATCCACCTCCACCTCCACCAGCGCCACCATTACCAGCGCCTCCAACAGAATACATACCACCGCCTCCACCGCCAGCATAAAAAGCAGGTGTTCCAGTTATACTTGATGCAGTTCCTGTTCCTCCAGTTCCTGCAGGATTTCCCGGAGAAGGACTTGGTCCTCCAGTTGCACCTGCACCACCACCTCCACCGCCAGAAGCATAAGTCGGTCCATTAAATCCATTACCACCACCATTTCCTTGTCCTGGAGTACCTGTACCAGCAACACCTGATGAATTAAGTGGAACTCCATATCCAGCACCTCCACCAGATCCACCATTTCCAGCAGCAACAGATGGTCCAGAAGAACCGCCACCGCCACCACCTACAGCAGAAGTTACTCCTGGGAAAGTTGAATTACTACCAGAACCGCCAGCAACTGATGATGAACTACCAGAACCACCGCCTCCTACAACTGCTGTATAAACTGTACCTACTGATAAAGTTACTGTACCAGTTAAATATCCTCCAGCACCGCCTCCACCGCCTGAACTCCATCCTCCTCCCCCTGCACCTGCAACTAATAAATAAGATGCTGTATATGGCACTTGAGGTATAGGAGCAGTTGTAGAATAAACATCAGCATAAGCTAACCATCCTTGAGTAGCATCTACATAAACTAAATTAATTGCTTCTCGGTTTGTTTGGATTAATACACTAG